TACAGTTCTTCTTATACCCCAATCAGATGTGGTAAACGCTGGACTTGTTGGCATTGCTATTACTGTCATAAATCACCCGAATGCTTGACCGAATGCACCGCCGCGCCGTTTAGCATCGACGACAGCGTTCATTGTGTCTTGTTTAAATCTAGGCAGTAATGAAATCATTTCAGCCCTTACTGTTTGCGCTACGCCTGATTGCACGTTGATTGTCTGATTGACAACTGTGCCACCACCGCGCCCCATTGCGTTTTTAGTGTTGTGGTTATTCATAATAGTACCAGCCGAACTAGGAACAATTAACTCTGGTCCACGCTCTCCAACTAAATATGGATTTCCACTTTGCAATGCACCGCCACCAGCCTTCCCTCCTGTTGCTTGTGCGCCCACAGCCGAAAATGCTGTTCCAATAGGTCCACCTATTGCAGTACCAATACCCCCGAATAAACCACCTATTAATGGCTTAATTACTTGTGCTTTGAGTGCATCAGCAATCATTTGCCTTACCATATCTTTGAACATATCTTTCATAGTGCCAAAGTTAATCTTACCATTCATTACCATTTCAGTAAGGCTATCTGACAATTTATCAAAAGTTGTTTGTATCCTGTCTTGCATTTGAACAAATGCTGGGTCTAGCTCTAATGCTTTTTGTTTCAATAGCTCTAAAGCTTCTGCTAATTCTGTATCAGTTATAGCGCCGAAACTGTTTGCTTCTGTTAAATCACGCCTAAGTTGCAATAATTTTTCTTGCTCTGTAACCATACCAGCTACAAAATTTGTGCCTGATTGTATTGCATCGTTTTGTTGCTTTTGTAACTCATTGTAATTTTCTTGTGAAATTTCAGCATCTACCATTGCCATAGTTAGGTCATGTAAATTTTTTGGTGCCATTTCATCAAATTGTTGTTTCAATCTATGATGTATTAACGCCGCACGTTGATGCCTTATTTCTTTGCTATTATTACCCATTCTAGCGCTATGCAGTGCGCCTTCTAAATCAGCTTGTCTATTTGTAAGTTCAAGCAATGCTTTAGCACTTGCGGTTTGTTTACCACGCTCTGTATCTTCAAAAGCTACATCTGGATTTTCGAATATGTGTGGCGCATTGTTTGGGAAGTTTTGCGTAAAAGGATTTTCAAAAATATGTGGTGGATTATTCGGAAATGAGCCTGTTTCAATTCTTAGATCATGTATTGCTTTTTTTAATTCTTCAATTCTCTTTTTTTGATCTTCAACAAAATTTGGCAATAAAAGGTCTGGGTTTGAGATTGTAGCTGGTCCAAGCATTGGGTGCGTGGGCATTACCGTTAATGTTTTACCAGTTTTTTCTTCATAATCTTTTAATTGCTTTGTTGTTTTTTCTAATTGTTCTTCTAATTCTTTAAGCTCTGTAATTCTCCTAGATACGGCTGTCTCTGGTTCTTCATCAATAAGACCCATTTGTATTAAGAATTCTTTAGCCGCCTCCGCGCCTTCCGCAAGGGCATGAACAATTGCAGTAGCCATTGGTAATACATTGCCCATAATCCCAGCCGCTAGTTCTTTTAGCGCCGACATCAATCTTTTTGATTGGTTTGCAAAGCTTCCAGCAGTACGAGCCGCATCGTTATGTGCATCAGCTACACCAGAAGTTATAAGATTTAATCTTGCTTGTACTTTTTGTGCATTTGTAGCGGCTTTTGCTCCACCCTGTACGCCCATATTCAATAGTTCTTGGTTAAGAGTTGCCTCTGTAATTACAACACCAAACCTACGAACAGTTTCATGATTACCCACTAAGGCACTTTTGAAAGCTTCCATAGTTTGTGTATCACTAGCATTGTTAAAAGATGCTGTATCTACTGCTAGTTTTGTCAATTCAACTGATAGTTTAGAAGCCTCTCCACGAGCAAATCCCATAGGTACAAAGGTATCTTGCACGCTAGAGGCCATTTCCTCTAGTTCAAAACTAGAACGCCCGACAGCATCACCAAATTCAGTTAATTCTTTTACTACATTCTTTCTAAAATTACCGAAAACAACTTTAGACTTACCCTGCATTTCTTCAATATCAGAACTAAGACTAATTAAAGCGCTACCAGCACGCGCGCCTTGCCTTACGATTATAGCCGCAACACCGACTTTCATCGCTGTACCCATTTTCTTAAATGAGCTTGACATTTTGTTTGTTGATTTACTTACATCAGCCTCAAGACGCTTTAATCCGCGCCTCATATCTTTCATGTCGGCTTCTATTCGTACTACAAGGGTATCTACTGTTGTTGCCATTAGTCGGGATTAAGCTCCATTAATTCATCGAGTTCACTCTTACTTAGAGCCGACGGTTGCCCTCCTGAGTGAAACTCTGCAAATCCTTCAAGCGCACAATTAAATTCATACATACTCATGTCCCAAAAATCGTTTTTAGACATTTGCATTTTTCCAAGGGCAATATTTAAATAATTATCCCAAGGGAATTCTTCAACTGCTACGCCGCCGCCTCCTTTTCGTTTCCCGATTGCTGTCCACCATTCAATGCTACAGATAATATGTCACCGACAGCTTTCATGCCCTCGGCTAACCCTGCATCCCAAACAGCACTTTGCACATCTTTGATTTGTATATCATTCCCACCAGCTCTAATTATGGGTAATAATACATTGCATATTTCTACTGTGGTCATATCGCCATCAGAAAGTTTATTTAATACCTTAACAATTCCACAATTACAGGCGCTTTCTATTCTAGCTATCCCGTCCATTGTCACTCTTGCTTTGTACTTTTGCTGACCCAGATTTATCTCCAGCTCGCCGCGTTTTGGGTTTGTCATTCTTGACCTCCTTTATTTTAATTGTAAGCGTTTCGCCCCTACCATGTAGATCAGATACTTCTTCTGCTACATATGTCACCCCATCGGCCTTGAAGCTGTCACCAACCTCAAGACCTGATGCATAGGGTGCGGAGAAAAACATATTTTGACAGTGACCTGAATAAGTAACACCGTCAATTTCGATATTCGTATTAATCCAAGCCATTGTCTATTCCTTATACTGTTGCGAAGGTTGTTGCTCCAGAACTCTCTAAAGAGACTGAATAAGTTACTTCACCATTATATTCACCTGCATACTCAAGAGTTGTAACAATAAACTTACCTGTGTATGTTCCAAAGTCAGGAATAATTATTTGAAAGTTTGGTATGCTAGAGCCGCCAAATGCAGTTCTTAGAGTTGCCTCAGAAGCCGCGTCTGTGAAAACACCTGACCCTGATATTGAAACGCTTTCAACGCCGCCATCTGCAAGCATTTCGCGTACATTTGCACTGTCTTTATTTGTTACATCAACAGTTTCTTGGTTCATGCTGATTGATGTTGAGCGCAAGCCTCCTATTGTTGTGTATGTGTCAGAAGCCGCCGAGCCTGTCGGTGTTGCTCCAATCTTTAATAGTAGTAACGAACCTTTTTGAGCCGCCATGTTTATTCTCCTTAGTTATCAAACACAACAGCGCGAAACCTAATAACTCCGTGCCGTGTAATTCCGTCATTTTCCGATAGTGTTGTTGAAAACTCCTGTCTAACATTCACTAGCGATGCACCTGTTACACTTATAGCAGTATTATGAAGTAAATCATAGACCGATTTCATAATCGTCTTAATTTCCCTCCTACCTCTGTATTGTGACCATATATGCATGGTTAAGGTATGTTCTATGCCATCAAGTGTTTTTGTTCCATTATTAGCAGATGTTTCTTCACCGATCTGCACATAAGGGTAATTGGATTGCTGTGGTACATCATCATATACAGGAATGTTTGCACCATCTAGGCCATCAACATTTCCATTCAGCTTTGTAAATATTGCTTTTTGAAGCTCCCAAGAATGAAAAGACATTTAACCCCTCGCTTTCAAGCGCTTAAATAAAGCTTTAATTTTTGCTCTTTGTGACTCTAATGCTGGTTGCATAAATGGCCTTGGTTGCATTTTTCTTGTACCAAATTCTAAGTGAATGCTATAATCAGCACGACTTTCAACGTCAGCGCCCATTCCATCATTATCCTTATCTAAGAATATATTACTTACTAAGAAGCCTGTATCAGTGTTTGGTGGCTGACCAGCGGCTGATGCTGTATGATTTCCATAAGTTCTACCGCCACCGCTACTAGATTGAATTGATCTTTTTGCCTCGTTCATAACTAAAAGGCCAGCTATTGAAATAGTGTCTCTAGTCTGCTTTGCATATTGACTATCTACATTGCTGTATCTTTTTTTACGTGCAACTTTTGTTCTTATCATATCGCAACGCCCTCAGTGCATAAAATCTTTTGATAACGATTACGCATATCAACATTAATTATTCCTGTGATATTGAATAATCTTTCTTGAGTAATACCATTATTTGTAAAGGCGTATTTAATTCTATGCTTTGCAGTAAGGCCATGGCGATAGCGAATTGTTATTTCATATTTAGTTGAGGCTTCTATTTGGTCGCCAAACTCTCTTTCACTACCTGATTTTGGCACAATTTGAGCATGAACATATGCGTCAGTTTTCCAAAGCGTAATTGCTCTACCTCCGCCGCCATCACTTGCTACGGTCATAGACTGTATTTCTATTTTATGACGCATAGCACCTATAGCCATCAGATAATTCCTGTCCTAAATGTTGTATCATATGGTGTAGAATTAAATCTAATTACCTTATAAGGGTCTAGTAAGCTTCTTATAACCTTTGGTGGTTGAATAGCTACTTCGCTGTCGCCTCTATGTTCGAATAAATAAGCTGTATATTGCAGAATTCCTAGCTTTATAGCCTCTGGAACATTATTCGGAGAAGTTCCATATCCAGCAGTGAAATTTATCTCAATACCATTAGAAACTCTAAGATCAGTGGGATAAGTGCCACCATCTCTTAATACTATCCTTGCTGGCTCAGAAAAGGTATCAACATAGTAATTTGTAGCGCTCCAAGTGCTTTGGACATCGCTATCATTATAATATTTTATACTCTCTACTGAAACTACTGGAGTTGCGGCTAATTCTATATGGTCAACATAGCTAAGAGATGAGTATCCAGTTCTCATGCCTTCCCATAGAATATCATCAATTTCTCTTGCTCCATCTAACATCATTTGGCATGTGCGGCTTATGAAAAATCTGCCTGTATAATTTTCAGCCCAATCTATTGCGGCTTGAAGATAGCTACGAACTTGGTTGTCATCAATATCTTCATCAAGGCTCAAGTGGTTACGAGCCTCAGTGCGGCTTACTGGTGTCACTGATGGACCTGCAATGATCTTTAATCCACTCATAAGCCTAACTCCGTTCTATGTATCTTTACGCTTTTTTGCGTTTTTTGGTGATTTACCGCCTACCCAAGCTTCATTTACATCAGGTGTAGATGGGTCATCGGCTTTTAATTTTCCTGATGCAGTTCTAGCTCTAACTGCTTTTGTTTCTGTTGGATTAGCGTTTCCGCCTATCTCATAAGCTACGCCCATATCCACGAAGCTTTTAAAAATTTCTTCTTGCCACTTACCTTGTGACTTATATTCTTTACCGATTTCGAATGTTGCTGTCTCCGCACCATCTTCCCTAGTAACTGCAATTTGTGATTTGCTCATGGTAATTTTCATTTGGGTACTCCCTTATTGAAAGTTGGGGGGCGTAAACCCCCCGACCATTATTATGATGTAGCGTGCTTTAGAACGCGCATTGCTTCCGCTAATACAACCTCACCACCAACACGGCGACGAGCGATATAACGCACGTTACCAACTGATGCTTGTGAGTATGGGTCACGTAGAACTGATAAAGCTACACGATCAACAACCATGTATCCGCGACGGAAATCTCCGAAGAATACTGATTTTGCACCAGAAGCCGCATCAGCAACATCAGGACACTCAAGATATGGTGAACCTAAGATTGTGTTTGGCAAGCCAGACTGACCAGAGAAACCAGTTTGGAAAATATACTGACCAGCAGTATCTTTCAACTTACGGATTATACCTAGCGTTGCACGATTCATTAAGAATGTAGCATTGTTTGCATAATCAGTTTTAAGGCCATGAACCAAATCCATTAGGTTATCTGTAGAGATAGCCGCCGAAGCCGCACCTGTAGCTGTGTGTGCTACTGTGTTGCCATTAGCAATACCTGTTGGTTTGTTTGTGCCATTACCAGCAATGAACGCCGCGCCTTCTGCTTTTGCAAACTGTTCAGCAAATTCTTGGTTCATTTCAGCTTCAAGATTGAAAACACTATCTTCAAGTAACTGACCAGAAATATCTACAAGAGCATACATTTCATGAGTTGGGATAGTATTCAAAGAAGTTGTGTAACCAGTTGTCTCTGCGCGAGTACCAGTTTCAGCAGTCCAAGCCGCCGCAAATGATGCAGTTTTGCTTGGAACTTCAATTTCTTTATTTGAAGTTTGACGAACACGAGCAACAGAACGTACAGGAGAAATCTCAGTAATTACCTTGATTAACTCGTCTACATACTCAGCTGGTGCTAAGTTACCAGCAGTAGCCGCAGTGCCAACAGTCAAAGCTTTCACTTCTTCTGGTGCCATATTCTGCTCACCTTTACGCATGAAGCTGTCCCAAGCCTTAACAGCCATGTCAACTTCTTTAGCTTCCATCATGTTTGCTGGACGCTTTAGCATAGTTTCGATTTCATTTAATTTTGCTTCGAAACCTTCCGCGTGCTTTTTTTGCTGTGTTAAAGACTGATTAATGTCTTCAAATTTGTCCATATCGGCTTCGATACGTGCAAGTTTAGCTTCAGTTTCGCCATCAGCAGAACCTTTAGATTCAATTTGTGCCAAACGATCATCATTTACTTTTTTAAATTCTTCAAAAGCACCTGACATCGCTTCTACGGCTGTTTTTACTTGATCTTCCATTTGGTAGACCCTTTCCGTTTAAGTTTTAAGGATGTTGGTAAGGCTAGTGATAGCCTCAAGGACTTTAGGCGTTTCCTCTTTTACAGCATCCCGCTGTTCAAGTGCCTTGGAAACGGCTGTTGCCGCCGCCTTTGCTTCATTGCGTGATAGGTTTCCTTCATCCCGAAGAAAAGTCTCCCATTCACGAACGGAGCGTTCTGTGCCTTTAACCTGTTGAACCCTTGCGCGTGGGTTCATTGGAAAAGTAACAGCAGAAATTTCCATCAAATCGACTGATTTAAGTCTGCGAGTTTTGCCTTTCTCGTCGTAATCGACATATTTAGGCTCTACACGGTATCCTATAGATAATCCATCAAGTGCGCCCATCTTCATAAGCTCATGCACCTCACGGCCTCTCTGAGTACCCATAGCGAGCCGACCCTTGACCTTTAAGCCACGATCATCTTCGATTATTTCATCGAATACGCCAATAGGCTCGTCTGATTTGTGTTGATATAATAATTTAACGGCCTTTGCGCCTTTGCGTCCGATTGATTTAGCAAACGCACCCTTTTCAATAACATCGCCACCTAAGTCTTTATTACCGAAAATAGACCCATATCCAGAAAATTCACCTTCATTTTCTTCGTTATCTTGTGCCTTAATTTCAAAAGATACATCAACGCGACCATCTTCGAACTTAGTTTCAAGACCAGAGGGTGTTATCTCTTGGTCAATTTGGTTTGCGTCATCCATACTCTGACCTCTTACTTTCATTTAAACTTATATATCATCTGATATTTTCGTTTATTATTTAAATAGTTTTAAATCACACTGACTAAAACTTAGAAACATATATAGCACAAGTATAGAGTATTTTAAATCGTTTGTTAATCCCTTTCATCAAGGACACTATCTTCTGGTGTTATATATAATAAAACGCATCTACAGTTTATCACATTTGCCGCGCCACCTCTTGGGTCAGCTGGCCTAGACATTAATCTAGTTCCAAAATCACTAGGAACTTCAAAGTCATCGTCCATAGGTACTATTTTTCCATTCATCTGCGCATGATTACTTCTAGTTCTATCATCAGATACAGAAACCCATTGCTTTTGTAGATCAGGTAAATTTAAAGATTTTGCCACACTGTGATTAGCATAACTTGCGGCATTATGTGTTTCAGTTCTCGCTATGGTTGCTGATCTTAATTGTGTGTACTGCCCTCTGGTAGACTGATAAATTGCGTCTGCAACAAATGCCACGCCCATTGCTTCTGCATCTGCCATGAGCATTACTTCAACAAGTTTTTTTCTAGTTGTGTCCGATATTTTCTTAACAGCCATAAGGCCAAAAAGACGCATATAGTCTCTAATCAAAACCTCAAATTGGCTATCTTGCTTTTGGTTTCTTAACATTCTAAGCCCAAATTCTTCGATAACAGCTCGATAATGTGGCTCTAATATTTTTAGCAATCTACCTTCAATTAAATTCCCAGATAGCTCAATAGACCTACGCTCAGTATATTCACGCCTAGCTATATCACCAATTTTTGCAAATTCTGTCACTAAAAGTAGCGTTAGCTTACGTTCAAAAGATTGTCTTAATCTGTTTTGTTCAGCTATTTCACGTCTGGCATTGTACCTAGTGCCACCTAATTTCTTTACTTCATACTTTGCCATAGTCCACCTCTTTGTGTAGACTATAGCATTTTGTTATTTATATCACCATCAATTTATCAATATTTAAACCAGCTAGTACCATAAGTGCTGTAAATACTATTGCTATGAACCAATCATCCCTACTCATAATTCATCCTCTTCTTTATCACGCCCAAAATATCCTAGATTAAACCATTTCCCATTATCTGCTAGGGGAGTGATACCACCTTCTGGACCAGCTATATATCTATAATGACATCCTTTCATTTTAATTGGTGAGAATTGAAAATATCCTCTTTCACTACCAAGCCGTCTGATCATTCTAGTTGCGTGGTCAGCTATTTCTTGACCAGTATAATTTTCATCTGGTTCTTGAAGCTCAATCCATACATTCATTGTTGGTTTCATTTTATTGTCCTCTCAAATTTAAGTTGCCCTAGCCGTTATGGCTAGAGCTGTTTATTAAAAAAATGGCTCCCACCATTCACCATTTAATCTGCCAACATTAGTTGGCCGCTGTATTATAGTTTGCTTGACACCATCGCACTCACTATGTTCTTTGACCCTTGCTAGGCAGTCAATCAAAGTACCCTTTTTACCCCAACATTGTGTACCTTTGTAGATAACAATATTATTATTATTATCGCGGCAAATATTAACGTATTTTGTTCCTTGATAAACGTGCTGTACTGTCAGTTCGAAACGTTGACGCTCATTAACAATACCCACATAGTCAGATTTACTATCAGATTCTTTTGAACATGATTTAGTTTTTTCCAATCTCTTGTCCTCCTTTCATTAGTCTAATAATAACATTATAATCTATTTAACATTTAATGTCAATACCTAAAATTATACTTATTTTAACATTTATAAATAGTTTATATATTTTGTTAATGATAATATATATTTTGGGGCTTTACTTAACATTCGAATCATGCTATAATCTAATTATATTAGATTGAAAGGACACTAATATGGTTGATTTTATTTATAACGATGGCGGACGTATCGCATCAGGTCGCAGAGGCATAGCTGGTGATTGTGCAGTACGTGCAATGGCGATTGCTTTAGGGCTGGACTACGATGCTTGCTATAAAGAAATAGCACAGGCCAATAAAGATAATGGTCGCGCTAAGTCTGTTCGTCACGGCGTTATGAAAGACGTTTATGGCGCAGTTTTAAAGCGTCATGGGTGGGTTTGGCATTCAGCGCCAAAGTTTAAGCATGTTAAGGCTAGAGCCGAAGATATGCCTGATGGTGTTGTTATTGCCAGACAAGCAAGGCACTTTGTTGCTGTTGTTGATGGAGCTGTTCACGACATATGGAACTGCTCTCACAAAATGGTCTACGGTTACTGGGCTAAAGCTTAAAACCAAAAGCCCTAGCTGGTAACGGCTAGGGTTAATTTAATACGAGAGGATAAGAATATGAGAAGTATAACCACACATTTTGAATATGCTTTTAGGTATGGAATTCAGAATAAAAAGAGCTGGCATTTAGGTAAGCCAGTTGAAACAAGGCTTAATTTTATCATTTGGAAATACATGTATATAGATAATCCATGTGGATTTACTTCTGAACAGGTTAATTTGGCAATAAAACAAAACCTTGAAAGAAGCATTGGTAAATTTAAAGGTAAATGTATTGAGCAAGTCGAATTGCATTACCTTGGCAAAGATATACAAGAAGACCTAGATGCAAGAGGTGAGACTTTTGATGATTTTTTGAATTGGGGTTTATTATGACATATAAAAAAGATTCAGTAATAAATTTCAAATGCTTTGAAATAAGCAGAGTGCCATCCCTTAGAGAGAAAGGTTATGGTATTTTAAAGCATACAATTATAGCTCATTACGTGCATCACGATGTTAATCGCAGTAGGTACATTTTCTTTCGTAAGGTTAATGAATGTAGGGGATTTGACAAAATTGTAGCTTCACTTTCTTTTAAAGACTACACCGTAAAGATTTAGTAATATGCAAACCAAAAAGAATTCCGCTTTAGAGGCAGTAACTAACATAATCATAGGGTATCTTATAAGCGTTACCTCTAACTGGTTAATACTGCCTTTATTTGGCTACAATGTAACCTTATTAGATAGTTTTGGCATAGGTTTAGCATTTACATTCGTTAGCTTAATAAGAAGTTATTTGTTGCGCCGCATTTTCAATAAATATGATGCCTAATATAGAAAAAACAATCGTAAGAGAAGCAAAGTTACAAGACGTTAAATATGTTATAAGTCTCAGTAAAAAAGAGAGCCTTAGTTTAGGGTTCATTCCTAAAATGGCGTATGAGGCGGCTATCACTGGAATTAAAACTGGTAAAAGATGGTCGCCTGTTTGCAATGACAAATTATTTGTATGCACTGTAAATGATGATCTTGTTGGATTTTGTCTGGCCAGTTTTGGTAAAAGAAACGCTATATATAGAAAAGGAAAGATTGCACAGATATGTCTTCAAGAAGATGCTAGAAAGTTTGAGCGAGGACGGTTGTTATTAAATAGTGTTGTCCAATGGGGTTTATCTATAGGAACATTATCGTTTGATGCTGGTTGCGCTGATGATTTAGAAAGTAACTTTTTCTGGCAAGCTATGGGCTGGGAGATGGCAAGCACTAGATTAGGTATAGGCCATAAAAATACTTGGGTGCAAACCAGTAAAAGAAAAATTAATATATATAATTATGACCCCAACTGGTTAGTTGGCCTTATGAGGTCACAAAAATAACAATATTTTTATTCTTTAGTGCTAAGTGGATGGTCTTTAGGCAGTAAATCAGTGTCATATTTTCCACTCTTAAAGCGCCCTGTTCTTACTGCGCTTAAAAACCCATTAACTCTAGCATAAGCCCACTGGTCGGCACTACTGACGCTTGGGCGTACACTTTGTGGGTTGTTTTGATATGCTCCAACTCCACGTCTAAATACAGCCTCTAACATTCCTTGAGTTACACGCTTTCCTTTTTTATCACCATGATTTTCATTATGATCTTTTACTTTCTCAGCAAGTCCTTTTTTTACAGCTTCACTAATTTTAGCTTTTACATCCATAATGTCTTCGTTTGTAAAAGATTTTTCTAAATCATAATACTTTTCACGTTCCTTATCTAGCTGTGTTACTTTTCGATTTGCCCATGACTGACCTTCATCACCGCCCCAACCGAGCCAAGCTATTAGTCCAGCACTTGGGTATCCATCTTCACCACGCCTAAATCCTTGAGCTTGTTTATCAACCTCGTGTCTAGCAAAAAAAGACTTCATTCTTCTTACTGTTCTAGGTGATAGTCTTTCTCTAGCTATAAGCTGATTTGCCCTTGCAACCCCAACAGATGTCATGCCTCTTTTATGTTCTTTTCGTAAATCTAATGCGCGTTTACCATTAATTGCCATAGCTTCTGTTGGCTTTGTATCTATATCGCTTTCAGCCTTATCTTCACTATCCTTTAAATCTTCGCCTGTAGCTTCCACATATGATGAATGAGTATTACATGGCATATAAATCGTTTCGCCGTTTTCAGTGTGGCTATGAGAGCCTACACAGCCGATCTCATTAGCCCTTTCGATTGCTTCGTCTTCTGTTGTGAAAACATCTTTTCTAATTTCAGATTTTTCCCCATATGCTGATTTAGAGTCATCTTCTGCATCACTACCACTAGCTGGAGGGATAATAGGGCTACCCAGTGGGAAAAGATTTGCGGCAATAAATACATCATCACCACCCTCAATAGGTGTTAATCCTAATCTATCTCTAGCCTCATTCCTTGTTATTATACCCTCACGGACTGCGGCTGTTACGTTTTCATAGACACGCTTTCTGCGTTCAACCATAGCTGGGATGCTGTCATAATCGTAATCAATTCTAATATCATCACCATATGAGGGTGAAAGCCACTCATTTAGATCGTTACAGACACGCATAGCCAATGGTATGATTGTTTCTTCATACATGGCTAATCGAGCTTCCTGTATATTCGAATATGTTTGGCTATCGGGGATACCGATAATCTGCGAGGGAATACCAAAACACAATGCAATATCTTTCGCCGCCATATGCTTGTTTTGTAAGAAATCCATGTCCTTTGGTGTCATACCCATTTCTTTCCAATCGAAATCACCTTCAAGCAACATAGGTTTGCCAGAGTTATTAGTACCACTCATTCTGCGGTCTAAATCGTCTTTTATTTGTTTTCTTTGAACATCAGACATCATCATAGGTGCGCCAGATGTGTCTGTAGGCTTAAATATAACAGCCCCTGATGGTCTAGCTCCATTAACAAGCAGTGCTATGTTATGTTTTGCTATGAGATTGTGTTGATCAACATCTATTGAAGCCGCCATAAGTGGTGACATACCTAGATAATCGTCTAATGGATTCCAAGTTTTAAAATGCTTTACTTCTGATTGACCTGTAAATGGGTCAGCTTCATAAGTTTTTGCAACCTTTCCATTGAGCATATAATTATACCCTTTTGGTATAGAAGTATTGCTAGGGATTATTTCAACTCGATCTGGCCTTAAAAGGTGTAACTCAGATGGCACGCCCCCAGCGGTGCTACTAATAGCGAAACTATTACCAGATAATAAAATATACGCATAAAGTGATTGAAAATATTCATTTCCTGCCTGTATTGGATTAGGTTTCTTTAAAAGAGTTAATAATGGGTGTTGCTCTAGCTCTACATCGCCTTGATATACTTTAAAATTTATAGAAGCGGCGGCATTTGATATTTCATTAACGCATTTAAAAACTACCGCATTTTGCTGATAACCCTCTTTGGCATAAGACTTATAATTATCTTGCCTATTATGATATGGGGTTGTTTGTTGCATATGCACTCTTGGCGCTTCTTTATGTTCTAAATTTAGATTGTTACGTTTTAAAAAATCAAAAAATGCCATTAGCTAATTCTCCACATTGGCTGTCCAGTAGACGCGCTCAGTTCTGTTAAAGCCCATACTAAGGCATCTAATCTATCTGGGCTAATGTTACCACGTCCGTTATAAAAAATCATCTGTTCTTCCAGTTCTGGAAAATTACCAACATGAAATACCTTTTCACTTTCATATAGTGCCGCAATAGGTTCAGCACGTAACATTTTGCCTCTGGTCGCCCTTACTGAGCGATATGAAACATTCCTATCTGTATTTCTTAACAGATTTTCAACCAAATCACCACCATTATTGACTTCCGCTATAATTCTATCTGCAGAGTATTGCTGATATTTACTTATAGCCCTTCTAATCCATTGATCAGGTGACCCTCTTAGAGAGCAATCTTCTAAAATATAATACTTATCAGTATGATTTTCTTTTCCAGCAACAACAATCCCAGTTTCATCTGATGTAGCTTTACCTGTTACAGATGGGTCAACCGCGATAACTATACGATTTAACTCAGGTACTTCCTGATCTGTCACGCGACAGCTTTGTAGTAAATCTCCGTTCCATAAAGCACCTTCAACCTCTTTCATATAATCTCCAAGCCATATGTGATTATATTTAAGGATATTATTTACCATAGAACGTCTGGCCATCTCTTTTGTAGCTTCTGTTACAAATGGATTTTGCTGATAATTTACGTGTACTAAAACGGCATTATCATTATTAATAAATATCTGCTCTACAGGGTCGGTATTTAAATTTGGATTCCAGCTAAACCATAACTCTGAACCTTCTTTTCTAATTGTAGGGTCTAAAAGCTCTAATGACCTATTAGACATAGATTGTGCCTCTTCAACCCAAGCTACATCAAAACCTTCTAAAGATTTTACACTTTCAGCTGTATGATCTTGCATACCTTGAAAGATAACTATTCCATCACCACTCACCGACATTATTCTATTTTTTTGAATTTCAAAATAATGTCCTACACCTAATGCTTCTATTTTATCCTTTAAAAGCTGTAGTGAAGAAAATTCTAATGATTTCTGCACCTCACGAATACAGATTATTTTTGTATCAGGTTCTTCTATAAGTCTTTCAATAACAGCTTCGCCAAAGAAATGTGATTTACCAGAAGCTCGACCACCTTTAGCGCCTCTATATCTAGGCTTACCTCGTTCACCACTTATTAGTGGAATAGCCCATCTAGGTGTTTGTATCGGTAGGGTCGACAATTACACGCTCAATTTTTGTTATTACAGCGCCACCGTCTTCGCCAGTAAGCTCCATATTTGTTTTATCTTTTTGATTTAAATACTGCTTACCTAACCAAACCAGCATTTGAGAATTACCTTTTTCAGCCGCAGACCATTGCAATCTTCTTAAAGACATTTTGCCTTCATCATTATGTTTCCTATAGAGGTCTTCAAAATTTGCGTACCCCATTTCCTTTAAACGCCTATTTAAAGTGGTATCTGACATGTCTAAAACAGAGCAACATTCTTTCTGTGTACACTGTATTCTAATCATATTTAAAAGTTTATTAAAATCTTTTGTATCCAAGGGTTTAGATGCACCTTTTGGCCCACGTTTATTTCCTTTTGTTTCCTCTTGATTTTCTTCTATCATAACTTCACCTATTAAGCAGTAAATGTGTTCAATTCTATCATAAATTATGAATTATTTAAGAGTTAATTTATTTAGGGCTTTTTTGGTCATCATATTCTACGCCTGTAGACTCTAATATAGCTTTTTCTCCAGTGAAATCTTCCCATCTTTTTATAATTACATCACAATATTTAGGGTCTAGTTCCATCATACGACATACTCTATTTTTCTTTTCACTAGCTATCATTGTAGAACCAGAACCACCAAATAAATCTAAAACTATGCCATTTACCTGACTTCCATCATCTATAGCCTTCTCAACTAGCTCAACTGGCTTCATAGTTGGGTGTAAATCATTTTTGGAAGTTCTTTTTATGCGCCATATATCCATTCCATTTTTACCGCCATAAAACTTATGGTTATTAACCCATCCATAGAACATAGGCTCGTACATACTCATATAATCGCTATTGCTTAGAGTATGATTACCTTTATCCCATATAACCAGAGAACGACATTGTAACCCTACACGGTCAAAACTAGAATAATACTGGGCTATTCCTAACCTATAGAAAGTAATATAAAAAGCACCATCGACTTTTGCTTTTATTATTGTGTTTATACTATCTAAGAAATCATCACCATCTGCCTTAGACATTTTATCATTCTTTATAGCGCCGTGTTTTGCATTGAAAGATTTACTTCCATCAGCATGTATACCGCCAGTGAAGTCCATCAAGTAAGGTGGGTCTGTAAATATCATGTTAGCTGTCTCTGGCATAAGCTTATCAACACTATCAATCGAAGTGCTGTCACCACACATAAGTCTATGCTTTCCTAAAATCCAAACATCGCCCTCAACTGTTACAGGTGTTTCAGGAATTTCAGGAACAGCGTCATCTTCTGTTAGACCTTCTTTTTCATCTTCTATGAGTAAATCTGATAATTCATCTGCACTAAAACCGATTAAATCTATATCAAAATCTAACTCTTGTAGACCTTCGAATTCTAACTTTAACATCTCTTCGTCCCAAGTAGAATTCATAGCTAATTTATTATCAGCTATTACATATGCTTTTTTTTGCGCTTCAGTCCAGTTAGTAGCTTTCATAGCTGGAACTTCATCTAAAGAAAGCTTTCCAGCCGCCATAATTCTTCCATGACCTGCTAAAATAGTATTTTTTTCATCTATAAGAATAGGTACTGTAAAACCCCATTCCTGTATACTAGAGGCAATCTGATTTACCTGTTCATCACTATGTACCCTAGAGTTCATAGCATAAGGCAAAACATCTTTAACTTTGACTAATTCAACCTTAACCGCTGGCCATTCATTTTTCATAAAGTATCCTCCTAGATACTAAAGCCACCTTTAGCGCATTGAATATTAGTGCAACTAAAGGTGGTAAGTAAAGTGTAAGAGGGGAGCAGTATACCCTGTATATACACTATTATTTGTATAAATATGCAATATATTAACTTTATTGTCTAGTATATTAATAAATAGCTCCTCATAATAAACGAGGAGCTAAGTGGGAGAGGAGGGAAATGATGTTCCCAGTTCTAATTATACACTAAAATCATCTAATTGTCCCTAATAATTCAATAGATAAGGCTTTTCTTTTTTCAGCATCTGGTTCTTTTCGACTTATTATTGGAATTTGTTTTTTAGGCTGTAAAGCTACAACTCTTTTTCTAGCCTTAATTATTAATTGTAAAACCAGACCTTCATGAGGTCGTTTAGATGGATATTCGATGAGATATTGCTTACAGGCATTATTAATTTCAGTTTCAGTATAATCTTGCAACATATCCATCCACCCAAGTAAAATATCACGTTTTACCAATTCATCCTGTGGAACTTGAAAGTATCGCCCCATCAGAGCTTGTGCTTTGATAGCTATAAATGCTCTATGCTTAGATAATTGATCATCGTTTAAAACAGTTGTTTGTAATACTGGTAAATTACTCATCTTTGAACCCTCGCAATATCATTAACCATATTCCTAAATTGATAATCTATATTGTCATTTTTTTCATCATCTAAATCATCATTCCACCCATCCCTATTCAACCAAGTAGCAGGGTGAGGTATAAATTTCTTTGGCTTATGAGAAACACTATCAGCAAATGGTTTTACTGCATCTAATATTTTATCTACTCCGACACGTTGCGTTGCTTTTTTAAAAGCTTTTTCAGCATTTGGTTTACCTACGCTTCTAGGATACATTTTCCAGAAATGATTAAAAGCAATAGAAACTGATCTTAATACTGGTTCATTTACATGGTTATTTATTACATGGTTATTGGTATCCAAATTCTGGACGGTGGGCTGTCCAGATTCTACACCCCCACCCTGCAAATTTTGCACCCCCTTATTTATATGGAGATTATATAAGTTAGATGTTTGTTGCCCATTATGTCTAACCCTACCTATTCGCTCAATTAATCCTTTGCTTTCTAAAACTTTCAAGTGGTTAAATATAGAGCTTTTAGACATATTACAGTCTTTTGCCATTCTGTTAGTACTGGGAAAACATCCATAATCAGGATTGTGCCTATTAGATAACATTAATAATACAATTTTTTGTGATGGGCTTAAATCAGGCATATGTAATGCCCATACAACCGCTTTCATACTCATAATTTTGTCCTTTCTTTTTATATTAATATATTTAAACAAATAGTTATTAAAATCAACTTTTTTGTTGTGTTAATGTTTTTTTCATATATATTGGGTTTTGTGTAGTTTGCTTCACTGATCAGGTAATAATGCTTGTGATGGGTTTGGTAGCCAACAAACTTCACCTAACCCCACACTAAGTCTCTTGTCCTTTCGTAGTGTGGGGTTTTATTTATTTTCATCAAAGTATTCAGATAATTTTTCTAATGTAGAGAGTGAAGGTTTTCCATCATTTTTTCTTATTCTAGATAAAGACATATATGTTAATCCGCATTTATCCGCTACATATGATAATCTTCTATCAACAAGTTTCTCTCTTACTTCTTGAGCTGTTAGTAATTTTGCTGTCATTTTTTTCTCCAAAGTTAAATAATTCATTTTTATCTTTACAATAATTAAATTAAAAGTTAATATTTGTAAATAGAGAATATATGGACAGGAGAAAATAATGAAAAACCCACCAATAAGTTTTGTAAAATCTCAAATAATAAATGCGATTGCAAACCATACTTTAGAATTATTAGAACGTGAGAAATCAGGTGAAATTGATAACCAACATTTCTTAGCATGTAGTTTTCCAGCAAACGCTATAAAAACAATAGATAAAGCAATAGCTAATTCTATTGAGTTATTTAATTCAAAGGACAGTAATAATGAGAATTGATAGCGCAATGATTACGGCTATTTCAGAAGAGCTTGCTCCTTATCGTGATGATGAGGACGCTTTCTGGGATACACTAGATGGTGAAACAGACGTTCTTGATCTGGTCACTAAAATATTATTAAAAATTTCAGAGGCAGAAGCATGGTCAAATTCATGCGCCGAGGTTTCAAAGAAATATGCAGAACGCAAATCAGGTCATGACGCAAGAAAGCAAAAGCTTACTAAAATGCTCAAGACGATTATGCTTTGTGCAAATCAAACTAAAATTCCACACGCTCTAGCAACCATATCTTTGAGGAAAGGTACTGAAAGCGTAAACATCATCAACCCTGATGAAATACCAACACAATTAACCAAGGTGTCTATCACACCAGATAAAACAGAAATCAAAAAACAATTAAAAGCGGGTGTCAAAATTGATGGGGCTGAATTAGTCACTGGCGCTCAAACTATATCAATTAGGACGAAATAATGGAAAATAAATTTATAAAAGCTATGGATGGCGTTTCTGAGTTAAACGAAACACATGGTGTAAAACAAAAAGGTGGCAAACAATACACCGAAGTCGCAAAGCGCGTAGAGGTATTCAGACGTGAATTTGGTGGTGAATATGGCATACAAACCAAACTAGAATTAAATGATGGTAAGACTGTAGTATTCCAAGCTATTATTATAGAGCGCGAAACAGGATTTGTTATTGGCTCTGGATACGCCGAAGAGGTGCGCGGCTCGTCATATATAACCAAAACATCAGCAATTGAGGTTTGTGAAACTTCTGCAATCGGACGTGCATTGGCTTCTCTAGGCTTACATGGCGGTCAATATGCTTCCGCAAATGAAATGGTTGGTGTTGAAAGAAAAAAAGAGGCTATATCTCAACGCCGTATCGATACACCCCAAAAGCGTATCGAAACACCAGAAGAGCGTGGGATAAAGCTTATGAAATTTATTGAGACAGCGACACCAGAAAGCTTAGACGCTATGTTTGATAAGGGATTTAGCTTAATAAAAGAAATAGCTATAACGGATAAAGATTTCTCGGAAAAGATAGCACACGCTTGGGAAAATAAATCACTGGAATTAGGAGTAAGTTAAATGGGTGTAATGACAATATTTGGTAATATAACCAGAGATGCTGAAAACAGAACAACACAAGGGGAAAAGCCCACTAATGTTACAAGTTTTAGTGTAGCTGAAAATGATAGACGCACAAAAGAAACTATATTTTATGATTGTTCATACTGGGGGCAAGGTGGAAAAAACGTTAGTGAATACCTCAAAAAAGGAACTAGCGTTCTTGTAACTGGAAAATTTGGAACAAGAGAATATAATGGGAAGACTTATCTAACTGTTAATGTTTATGATTTACAACTTGCAGGAAGTCGGCCACGGAATAATTCTAATAATTATCAAGCACCAGCTCCAAGCCAAAATGATTTAGACGATGACATCCCGTTCTAAAAAAATAGAAATACAAGTAAGGTTGTGTGATGGGGTGTTTATTCCTGTCACACAATATGATGCAGAAGCTATAGAGAACTGCAAGCAAAACCAGCTATTTAATTTAAAAATGACATCTAAAAGATCAGACCCACATCATAAATTATACTGGGTAATATTAAATAGAGTTGTTGTTTCAACAGGCAAATGGCCTACATCAGATCATCTTCATCACGATATTAAATATTTAACTGGTTATTATAAATCTCAAATTAATAAAATTACTGGTGAAGTGTTTTATGTAGTTGATAGCATAAAATTTGAAGCAATGGATCAAAATGAATTCAATGTATTTTTTAAAAATGCCATGCAGATTTTAACTGAAAAATTAGGAATAGACCCAATGGAGCTATTAAAATGAAATACCCTTATACCGAAGAGCAAATAATGATTAGATCAATGCCATGCCCAACTTGCTTTGCAAAACCAAGACATCACTGCAAAAGAAAACCAAGAGAAGATGGTGGGATTAAAAACCATCAAGAACGTCAATGGTTGTGGCATGATTTTGTAAAAAGCTGTAAAAAGACAGGGCTTGTGCAATTGCATAAAGGTACGATTGAATGGGCAGTAAATGCAGAGCAATCATTTATAAATCAACATGAACGAGAATATAATGCATTAAAAAATATAAGATATACTCAACAGGAACTTCATGATGAGTACGAAAGACAGCAAGAGTCAATGAGGACAGGAAAATGACTTTTTATACATTTCTTGTAATAACATATGTCGTAGCTGGCGTAGAGATAGAAAAGAAAACTTTATATAAAAGCGCATATGAATGTGGGAACGCATTGCCATCCGCATATAAACCATATGAAGATATGGACAGTATGGGTCAATGTATAGAAACAGATAAAATATCTGAAATTAAAACAAAGCCAAAATTAAGACCAAAAAATTTAGGAATTAAATAAACATGTGGTCAAATTTAAAACAGCCAAAACCAATTAGAAATGAAAAGTTTCTAAATGAAATTAGACGCAGAAAGTGCGTAATTTGTCAAAAGTTTGGAGAGGTGCAAACTACTATGACAACAGCACACCATGTTATCCACGATAGAAATAGCGGTGGAAAGACCTGTGATATGCGCGCTATACCTTTATGTGATGGGCATCATCAGGGAATGTGGGACACTACAAAGGTAGCTATACACAAAGAAAAAAAGAAATGGCGTGAGTTATATGGTGCTGATTGGTCGTATTCTGATTAGGTCAATGGAAAACGAAATTCATTTTTCCATATCATCCCATTGTATCTTTACATGAGTTTCTGCCTTCTGATCTAACTTGCAATAACTTTTAAAAGCAGACAAATGCCAAACCTGTGCATCATCTCTATAAACAACTTCATTACACCCATCTAAGACAGCTTTAGCTAGGTTATCAATATCAGGCTTAGAAGGCACTAAAACGCCTGACTGACAAAGAATTGTTTTAGTTTTTGTATATGATTTTGGAATATCAAAATAAAATGACACTATAAGGCTTACCCTTCTGTCAGTGACCTTTAACCTAGAGTTCTGCATAGCAACCCAAGCGGTCTGTTTAATTAGAGTTTCTCGCTGGCGTGTTTCTTTTGGAGTATATGCGTGACCTTGTTTAGTAAATCTTGGTCTAGCCTTACCAGTTGGCTTTCCAGCTACTATAAACTCACAATTTTTTATTGTCATAATGTTTTTCCATAAATTTATACTTATCTTAACATTATACATAAACGTATTAGAACGCAAAAAACTATTTCCAATGCGTTTATTCTTAAATAGCTTATAATTATTGTTGACATAGCTAACAAATTTACCTAATATATTTATATAACATAAATGAAAGGACAAATTATGAGTTTAGATAATTTTAGAACATTACAAGCTAACCGCATAATGCAAAGCAAGGCAAAACTGCAATCTAAAATAGTAGCTAATGGCGGTTTAGGCGTTATGGCAGGTTTATATGAAGGGGAACGCCGCGTCAGCGCTAAAATTATTACAACTAAATTTGGAAAAGCTTGGTTGTTGAATGACAATGAGGCTGATCTAATTAAATTAAGAGGAAAGCCATATTTACCATTTGGAAAAACTAGCAGAGTATTAAAAAACTTAGGCTTATCGCAATGCGATGAATTAGCTCCAGCAAAGGCTGTTTTAACTAACTGCGCTACTAATGTTTTTCCATATCGTATTGGTAATGAGTGGGGATTAGATGCAGTTAAAGTAGGAGATCAAAATGCAAATTAAAGGTGCAACAACCATTTTAGAAAACCAATGCAAATGGCTTGGTATGGATTGGGATAAATTTATTGCTTTTGTTGATGAAGCACCACTAGCTCAAAATAAAAAAACGATTGAAGCTTACAAGGTTTGGAAAAGAAACAATGTATTACGCAAATGAACATACATTAGAACTGGAATACAGGGGCTTCACATTTGAAGTCTCTGTAGAATACAACATTCAAATTGATCGCGGAACGCAATTTAGCCCACCAGAGGTCGATATTGATTTTGGCGACATATTTAGCGCTGAAACTCGTAACCCTATCTCAAACAGGCTTAAAAACGCTCTTATGGTAGAATTTCAAGATCACTTTGAGGAAACAGTACAGGAGAACCACTTATGATAGATAAACTACATACAGCTATGGAAGCTTCACTTACAGATGCTAAATCAAAATTAGCTAATATCCAAATTGAAAAACAAAAACTAAATGAAAAAGAAAAAGTTCAAAACGAAAGGATTGCTTGGGTTAAAGAAGAATTAAATAAATTAGAAAAATTGATGGGAGATCAATAATGGAAAATCAAACTAAAATGATTAAAGCACACCTTGATAAAGGTCATTCGATTACAGCTTTTGAAGCTCTTAAATTATATGGGTGCTTGAGGTTAGCGGCTCGTATGCATGATTTAAAACAATCAGGATATTCATTTCATAAAGAAATGGTAACTGCAAGCAATGGAAAACGTATTGCTGAATATACGAAAATTTAAAATGGAAACTTTAACAGAAACAAAAATAAAAAAATTAATAAAAAAAACTAAAAATGAAATTGAAATGCATAGAACCCATAAAAGGGTCTATAGGCGTAGTTTAAAAGAAAAAATACGTGATTATTATGAAAAAAGAAAACGATGTGATTATTATCTTAAAGAATGTAGCCAGAAACTTTCTAATTTAAGAAATCAATTAAAAAAAATAAAACAGGAGAAAAAATGAAAAACTACTTGAAAGAATTCATGGAAAAAAAAGGCAGAAAGCCTACGGAAGCAGAACTTGGTCAGATGATGCATATATCAGCAAAGGGTACTGCTGGCGCAAAGAAAGAAAAAGAAAGTGTTTACGCATTTGGTAAAACTACTCAAACACACAATAATTTAGGGGGTAGAACTAAGATACCTCTAAAGCTTAGTGAAAATGCAAAAAGAATAAATAACTTAATGCATAAAAAATTTGATCAAAAAACAATTTCTATAATACTAGACCTTAGAGAAACAACTGTAAGGAATATAGTAAAACACGCTAGATTGCCACGTACTGCTGATCAAATATTATAATTATCGTGTGGGTAATTTCATGCCCGATTTTACCCACAAGATGTTGTATCAGCATAATGCTCTGGACGCAATCCTGCCATTGCAGTTAATCTGTTTAATTCTTTTTTTCCGTCCTCAGTAATTTCGAAACCATCATCAATATCACGCAAAAAATTATTAGTTGTCAAATCTTCTAATATAACAGGATAGGGGACACGTCCGCATGTAAAGGCAATTAATCCACCGAGCCTTGTTATTTGTTTACGTGATAATTTACCTTCGCTACCTAAAACAGTCTTCATTACTTAGCCTATTAGTTTTTTATAGGTTTTATTTCCAACAATACCATCAGCAGTCAATCCGTTTTCTTCTTGCCATTCCATTACCTTCGACCTTGTTACTCTTCCAAAATGACCATCTGCATCAAGCCCCAAAGCTTCTTGTATATCTTTTACTTTATCGCCGATACTGCCAACTTTTAGAAGAATTGGACTTGGCTTTGGAACATAAGTGCCATCTAATATTTCTATGGCTCTAGCGTAATGATGCTTTCTGTCTTCAATGCCTATAGTACCACCATTAACAAGCTTGGTCATAGTAACAATATCACCATCATCTGCCGATCTATTTATGTTTCTACTATTCCAATACCAACAAGCACTATGCAAAGCACCCATATTTGTTTCTAAATATTCTATTGCTTCTGAAATTGCCATGTTCATATCATTTGCAAATCTTGTGACATTTGAACGGCCTGTTAATTGAATAACCCCTCTACCACGAAATTTCCAGCCATCATTTGACTCTGTGTCGCCATTTTTCATTCTATTAGCATATACTACGTTTGCTATGTCTTGAGGCTTTCTGTGGTACTTCTCTGCATCTCTGCCAGCATTTTTGAAGTATTTAGGAAAGATTGCATTCAAACCTTTGGCTGAATAATTCAAATTTTCTTCTAAAACTGTAAAATTTAAACTCTCATGACCGCATTGAGCTATGAAACCAGCTATACGCGCTGGAGTATTTATTTCATATTCTGGCAATAACTTTTGCATTGGCTTTACCCAATCAGCCCAATCTGAGTTTCCATGCAGTAAATCTTTTACTTGACCATCAGTAAGTATCATTTTCTATTCCTTTATTTCTCAATTTTTTTGAGTTTTTCAACTGATCTAAGACCACCTAATCCTAACATTCCCATCATCACAGTTAAAAGTGAACCCATATCAAAACTTGGTAATTCTGGAATTTCAACACCAGCCGCCGTAACCCCAAAGACTATAAGTGGTTGCAATACAAAATGATAAGCAAACGCAAATCCACAAACCCAACCAATAAATGGTCGCCAACCGCCCTTAAATAAAGACCCAGACGCGGCTTCTGCTTTGTTTATCTCAAGTTGCCCCATAAGCGCCTCTTGGGCGTGCTGGTCGGACATTGTGGCGATCTCATGGGCTAACGCGGCCTTTTGATCTTTATCTTCAATAACTTTATCCAATAAACCAGTTACTGGTCCAATTAAACTTGCTAACATTATTGCATTCTCCTTTTATCAAGTAATTCTTGCAAATCCTTTTTCTTTGTACCTCCATCGTACATCCATGCAAAACCTTCATCTATGAGCATTTGGTTTAGTGACACTGTTGCATCAGGGTTCATATATAAATACCCAATCATTCTTCCAAATTTGCCATCTTTTTCTGTTCTAACAATCAATTTATCAGCGTTCATAATTAAGCTTTTTAAATAATCTTTAGCTTGAAGTCCTAGTTTTTTTTCTTCTAAATCTCTAGTTCTGCTTTCTGGAGTATCTATACCGCCTAATCTGACACGTTCTTTTTTCGTCAAATCAAAACCTAAATCAATTTCAACGTCTACGGTATCGCCATCGACAACCTTCAAAACGTTTTTTACAAAATATTGATACATAATTAATCACCATTTCTTGGCTTAGAGCCACCCATTTTAGTAACACCAAAGAAAACACCGACTACACCAGCAACACTTAAAAAATAGATACTGGCCATATCACCGATAATATCAGCCGCTTTGTCTAGTCCTAGACCGCTAGTAACAACTACACCAGCTGGGTATAACAACATTCCCCATAAACAAAACCAAGCCATTTGACGCTGAGAGTCTCTCTGAGCATCTTCATCTTCCATGACTTTACGACGATTTTCGAGTTCTAGCGCGTCCCATTCTGACTTATCAATAGTACCGCTTCCATCTGTATCAACTTTATCAAATTCACTCATTTTATTTACTCCTAATTTGCCAAGGGATTATCTAAAGCCCTTTGCACTAATTTTTCTAACCGAGCCTCTAGCTCTGCCATATCTCCTTTTTGAGTGCTTCTTAGCTGTTCTCTTTGTGTTTCAAAGCGCCTAGAAGCTTTATCAATCATATCTCGTACATCATCTAAAACATTGCGTACCAATGCCTCTGTTCTATCCGCTTGTTTTTCAATTCTAAGAATGTCATTTTTTAAACTGTTCTTAATATCGCGTGTATAATCTATTCCTTGTTCTGATTTTTCGGTTAATGCTGTTATCTTATTATCTATAAACCTAATTTCTGCCTGATATTCGTCTAAATCAAGGCCAGCGACAGCTTCTATCCTTTGGTATAACACAAAACCGCCGTAAAGTCCCCCTACAACAGTGCTAATAAATGCTAAAATTGCCATAATTGATGCAAAAGTTAGCTTCATGCCACCAACTTTGACCTCTTTATCAGCCAATCCGTCTATTTCATCTGCAATTTTTGTTGTATCAACCATTAGTCCTCAAACTCCAAATTTTCAGTTTGCAAATTTTTAAGCGCTTCAATTTCATCACGTAACTTTTGTATTTCTAATCTGCGCTGTGCCAGTTCTATTTGATATAGGTCATCACAATTAATACGCGCCTTGGGTTTATCTAATGGAATAACTATTCGAGCATATACACCTATATCTCGACCTTTGCTGTTTGTGTCTAATCCAGAAAGAACACCTGTAACTCCATATTCAAGATTTACACCACCACCCACTGCATTACTGCAACGCATATTCCCTGTAGAAAAGCTGTCAGATTGATAATTCATTGGTGGATTAGGTAATGAAAGGGACAAGGCACTATTCTCTGCAAAAGATGTAGTTATGCTTAGAGCCAATATACCCCCTGTTAACTGTGTATACCTTGTTAACTTTTTAAAGAAGTATACAAGGTTCATAGGGTTAACATATGCTATTATTAACTTCATAGTGGTTCTCCACCTAATTTTGAACATACGATGGACGAAACTATCGCCCTAGAACTATTTGATTTTAAAATTTTTGATGCAGTGCAAATATAAACTGCCTTATCTAAATCAGACTTTCTTAGATAAACATCAAAATCTATCGTTTCCTCATAATCTATTTTTATTATTTTTTGCTTCGAAGTAAAATCTATTTCATCAAAATCTTTATCAAAAAGACCAATTTCGTAATAGTTTATTTCTTTTCGTCTATTTAATAATCTCAATTGCACCTTAACCACGCCCTCGACGTGTGAAGGCAGTATTCTTGGATATGCTGGGGTTTGCTCATGTGCTTGAGCATATGACCCCAACATAAAAAATAGGGCAAAGAATGCTACTTTGGTATACACGTTGCGACTACAGATGCTGTATATGTACCTCCAGCAAATGGTTTTGCAGAACCATAGACTGCGCTTGAAGCTGTAGAAAACCAAGTAGAACCAGCCAATGTCAAATTGAATATGGTCGTACTGTCCACCACAGTTTTTGCGGCTTCATATGCTGACATTCCAGAAACAGATGTTTGCGTGACGCTTGTGCTACCAGTCCAAGCAACTGTGTCATTGAGAGTTGGGGATGAACTAAAAGAAGTTGGATGAGTTATGTTTGCTGTGTAACTATCTGCAATAGAAACATCATATCTAATTACAGGCAATACACCACCATCGGATGGTGTTGTGCTTAATTTGCTGGCAATAGGGTTTCCATATACTCCAGATTTTGTTGTTTGAATTACGCATTTGGCCTCAACAGTTCCAACAATATCAACTGTTGCGACTGCTGGGCAAGCCAGTAATATAAAAATTGTACTTAAATATTTCATCATTCTTTTCCTTTTAATCATATTGCAAGTCTACTAATTGATTATGCAGAAGTTGCTGTGCTAAATTATTTCTTAAACCTTT